ACGTTGCTTTTTAAAGTTGTAAAATATATTACAAAGTTTACAACTGGCGAAGCTAAGGCTCCAGATGTTAAAAATTTAACAGAATTAGAAAAAAAGCAATTACTAGCCCTTTTAAGCTACATAAATACCCATAGATTTCTTTCTCAAATTAATAGCTATAAGAAAGAAGACGACAGAGAAACCTTTGAAAGTTGTTTTATTCGTTATACCTATGACAAGCCTGATTTGATGCAAGAGGATGTTGACCAATATATTGTTATTTGTGATGAAATTGTTGCGCAGGGTAAAATTCAAAGAACAATTGAACTTCTTGATATGCAGATTGATGAAGCGTTGCAATCCGAACGTGGTGCTAGTTCTATTTCTGGAAATACAACGGAGTTAATTAACGCTCTTCGTGAAAAGTTAAATGTAAGCAGAAAACGCGTTGATGATACAATGGGTAAACTTATTAGTTCTCGTTCAAAGCGTCTTGATAATAGATACCAAGAAAACGCATCAATTCTTAATCTTGTTGAGGCTTGGCAAAATGAAAAAACCCGCCTTCAATTGATTGAATTGGCAAAAGAACAAAGAAACCGAGAGAGCGAAGAGATTGATAAGATTGGCGATATGGATAGTGTCATCGCTTTGGTAGCAGGATTTTCGAAAGATAGGGCGCGTCACTAATGATTATTTGCAAGATAGATAATACAGAACATCCAGACAATGAATCCCTTCATCGTCATCTAAGGAAATTTAAAGTTACACAAGCATCGTATTATGAAGAATATTTTCCTAGAAAAGATATGCTAACCGGCGAAAAGATTGAATTCAAAAGTTTTGAACAGTATTTTTCAACGCGCTTTTGCAACAAAAATAATATGAAAAAATGGTTCAAGGAAAATCCAGACAAGAATTTAGAAATTGCAACCGCTATGTTGTCTGAAAGGGCGGAAAAGAAAAATTTAACAATCGCTCCATGCGAAGTCGAGCTTATTAGTAGTGGCCTTCCAAGCGTTCATTTTTATAATACCAAAGGAAATTACGAAAGTATTTGTGATAATTTAGGCATGAATTGTCTTTATAATTACTCTATTAATGCGGTTAGATTTCATGATAAGAAATTAAATATTATTGTTGATACTAGGGAATCCAAGCCATTTAAATTTCCAAACCATAATACTATCGAAAAAAAGCTTGATTTTGGTGATTACGCAATAGAGGGTGAAGAAAATAAAGTTGTGGTTGAAAGAAAAAGTCTTACAGATTTGATTGGTTCTTTTGTTTCTAATCTTGATAGAGTTGACAGAGAATTTGCCAGAGCAAAAGAAAAAAATGCTTATTTAATTGTAGTTTGCGAGGAAAGTCTTAATACTGCGATGAGTTTTAACTATATTCCATATATTAAAAGATATACAAAATTAAGACCAGAAGTTATGTTTCATAATATTCGCGAATTAATACAAAAATACAATTTTCAATTTGTTTTTTGTGACGGCGTTAAAAAAGCAACCGAAATTACAGAAAAAATATTTCTTTATGATGGAGATATTTCAGAATTAGATATCCAATACGCAATTGATAGAAAAAAAATATTTTAACTATGTGGGAACCAACAAACGAAAGTCCTGATTATAAACCCGTTGATGTAAACGAGGAATTGTCGCAAATTAAGGGTGAACTTACAGAACAACAAGCTAGAACAACGCTTGGTAGGTTCTTAGAATACAATCTTGCCTTTGTTACCCGTATTTTGACAGGCATGGTTTTGCACCCAAGACAGGTTTTATATATAAGGGCTTGGTGGTGTAACAATTTTAACATTGCTATATGGGGTCGTGGTTGCGCCAAATCTACATTAGCTGGTATTTTTGCCGTTCTTTATTGTATATTTGTTCCCGGTACATCAATTTTATTCGTATCTCAGAATTTTAGAAGTAGTCGTCGTATTCTTGAAAATATTGAAGCGATTGCTACATCTCCTGCGGGCGCATTATTATTACAGGTGTTTAAAAATGAAAAGATGTCAAGAAGAAACGACCTTTTTCAATGGGAGTTTAAAAATGGTTCTAAAATAACTGCCGTTCCATTATCAAATGGTGAGGGTCTTCGTGGTCTTCGTGCTACCGTTTTGATTGTTGACGAAGCGTTACTTGTTCCTATTCGAATTATTAAAGAGATTCTTCAACCTTTCCTTGTTGCTGCCGGTGACGTTACAAAGAAAATGAAGGTCAGAGAAAAGGAAGATGCTCTTATTAGAAAAGGCATCATGAAGGAAGAAGACAGAACGGATTTTCCAACCGACGCTAAAATGATTCTTTTATCATCTGCTTCCTATCAATGGGAAGACCTTTATAAAGTATATTGTGATTATTTGGAAAAAGCAAAACATGGAACGCCAGAAGAAAGAGATATTGCCTCTTACTCTGTAACGCAAATCAGTTATGAAGCCGTTCCAGATGGCTTTTTGGACAAAGCCATCCTAAAAGACGTAACTGAGGGCGAAACTCCACAATCAATCGTTGATAAAGAATATCGCGCCATTTTCATTGAAGGCAGCGATAGCTATTTCAGTATTAAAAAGATGATTGAATGTAGCACCAAAGATATGCAAGAACCATGTGTTGAAATTGTTGGAGATAAAGATGCTGAATATGTGCTTGGCATTGACCCTTCGTTTAGTTCTGCTGAATCTAGTGACCATTTTGCGATGTCTTTAATGAAAATTATTCCAAAGAGCGATAAAAAAATTGGCATGTTGGTTCATTCTTATGCGGTTGCTGGTGGAAACTTAAAAGACCATATTCTTTATCTTTATTATCTTGTTACTCATTTTAACATCGTTTATATTGGAATTGACGCTTCTCAGGGTGATGAAGTTGAATTTATTAATTCTTGTAATAATTCAAGTATTTTTAAAAATGCCGGAATTGACCTAAAAGCTCTTGACGCCGATTTTGGAAAGGAAGATATGAGTGACCTTGCCAAACAAATTCAGAAAAGCTACAATAAAGAGGGGCGTAGAATCGTTCAAAAACAAGCTTTCCATAGTGCGTTCCAACGTGCTGCTAATGAATATCTTCAAGCCTGTATAGATTATAAAAATATTTGGTTTGCCGGTAAGGCTCAGTTCGTTGATGGGCTTGGAGAAAGAATGGCTCATGGAAACGAAAATCTATTAATATTAGACCCTAAAAATGGCCATAGTATGCTTGGTAAGGATGACGTTGGAATTTTTGAATTTATTGAATTACAGGGTTCTTTAATAGACCTTACAAGAAAAGAATGCTCTTTGGTTGAGGTCAATTCTAGTGAATTGGGCAATCAAAGCTGGTCCCTGCCACAAGCCATGAAAAGGTCAAAAAGCGCGAATCGCGTTAGAAAAGATAATTATTCTTCATTATTATTAGCTAATTGGTGTGTAAAATTGTATTTGGCATCAAAAGAACAGCCAAAGGGCCAACTTTACAATACATTTGAGCCACAATTGGTGTAATAAAGTAGAATAATGTTACTTTAATTTACTTTTAATATGCCTCGTAAATATACAAAAAAGTCAGATTGGTGGAATAGAGAAGCTCAAACGATAACTGAAAAACCAGTTGAACGAGTTCCAATGCCAAATATTGAGTATGAAACAGCCGCAAGTCTTGGTTCTACCGACACTGAATATCGCGGAATGGGCAAAAATACGACTCTTGATACCAATCGTTTTCAAAATTTAAGGACATATGCCCTTCCTTTTGAATCCACAAATGGTCGTTATTGTATTAATAATGCAATTGATTTGGTACAAAAGGCTTATGCAAATGTAAGCATTTTTAGAAATGCCGTTGAAGTATTAACAGAATTTTCAAATGCGGATATTCATTTAAAGGGCGGAAATGCAAAATCTCGCACATTCATAAGAGAATGGTTTAAAAAGATTAAAATCAATGAAGTGAAGGAGCAGGGTTTTCGTGAATTTTATTTGACCGGTAACGTATTCTTTTACAGATTCGATGGAAAGCTTCGTAATGAAGATATTAAAACAATTAAAGAGGCGATGGGCGGAAGAGCGGTAAGGATTCCAATTCGTTATATTGTTCTTAATCCAACAAACGTATTTGTTGAAAATGGATTTTCAAGTCAAAATTTTAATTATGTAAAAATGCTTTCTCTTTATGAGATTCAGCGTTTAAAGAATCCAACAAATCAAGAAGAAAAGGATATGTTTGATTCCTTGCCTGAGTTGGTAAAGAAACAGATTAAATCATTTACGGGTGGAGCGGCAACCTTTATTTATGTGCCAATTGACCCATCGCGTCTTTATTATTTATTTTATAAAAAACAATCTTATTGGCCATTAGCTATTCCAATGGGATATCCAATTCTTGACGATATTGAATGGAAGCTTCAATTGAAGAAAATGGATATGGCAATGTCACGTTCTATTGAACACGCAATATTGCTTATTACTACGGGCGAGCGCGTTGACCAATATGGCGGCGGCGTAAATCCAAATAATGTATCTAAATTACAGGCTTTATTTAAAAATCCAACCATTGGTCGTGTTTTAGTTGCTGACTATACCACTAAAGCTACATGGGCAATTCCAGACTTTAAAGCATTGCTTGGACCTGAAAAATATGTCGTTGTTGATAGAGACATTAAAGAAGGATTGCAGACAATTCTCATGGGTGAAGATAAATTTGCTAATGCGCTTCTTAAGGCAAAAGTATTTATTGAAAGATTAAAGAGCGGCCAAGATAATTTCTTAGATAATTTTCTTCAGCCTGAAATTGATAGAGTTTGCTCTGAAATGGGCTTTAAAGCTACTCCAAAAGCCGTATTCCAGCAAATTCAATTACAGGATGAGGTACAACAACAAAAATTGTTTATCCGTCTTGCAGAACTTGGCTTATTAACACCAGAAGAGACAAATCACGCTATCGAAACCGGTATGCTTCCAGATAAAGAAAATTCTATTGAAGCCCAAAACGAATATAAGACCCAAAGAGATAAAGGTATATATTATCCTATTGTTGGCGGCGGCATGGTTCCAAAGAACGCTGTATTAGCCCCACCAAAACCAGCAGGTTCCGTTGGCGGTGGTAGTAGCGGTTCTGGAAGACCAAGTGGTTCAAAAGCTCCACAAACAACAAAGAAGGTTTCCCCTATTGGAACTGGTAGCGATAAATTCTCAACCGTAAGAATTTTAGATTTATTACATAGATTTGATGATTTAAAAGTTGAAGCTGCAAACGCATTAAAGACTAAATTTAGCGTTGGTGAATTAAGCAAAGAGCAAATGGATGTGGCCGAAACGTTGGCAAAAACCATTATGGCGAACGAAGAAGACTCAAAATGGAAAGAATCTGTATCTTCGTATGTAACGGACCCAAAGGAAATTAACCAAGAAATGGCAGAAGCAATTGATGAAATTGCAATGAAATATGATGTTGATGCAGAAATGTCAATCATTTTAGCGAAAGCACGCATTTAATTCCTGTGTAATAGATTATATGGATTATAAATACATTACGCGATTTTCTGCGGACGCTAAAGAGGTTGAACCCACTTGTTTACATACATCTGGCTCTAATTCATTTTTGAATGACAAACTTGGCAAAGAGGCGCAAGCGTCTCTAGAAGAGTTGCAATCTTTAATGCCAAAAGATTTTAATCCACAAAAGGAAACAGACCTTCTTTATATTGCGAGCCCACTTGTTTTAGTGGGTAAATGTAATCTTAACGGTGACTGTCTAGACAAACAAGGAGCAATTGCTAGATACAAAACTTTCACAAAAAAGTTACTAGATATAGAACATAATCGCGAAAAAATTATTGGAAATATCTTTGCCGCTGCTTTAACAGAGTTAGATACAAATCGTATTTTGACAGAGGAAGAGGCGATGGCGAAAGACTTATTTAACATTTCTTATGCTGCTTATATTTGGAAAGTCGCGAATCCAAAACTTGCTCAATTTGTCTCTATGGCGAGCAAGGAAAAGTCTCCATATTTTAATAGCGTTTCTTCTTCCTTCGAGGTTGGATTTGATGAATATAAAATAGCGGTTGGTAGCACGACACTTTCTAACGCAAAAATATTATCAACGGAAGAAGCTGTTGGTTACGAAAAATTTTTAAAAGCGAATGGTGGTAAGGGTGTAGATGATGATGGAAATCCTGTTTATCGTGTATTGGCCTATGATTGGGCTGGTCGTGGAGCGGGATTAGTTTCTCGCCCAGCAAGCCAAGTTAAAGGAGTTTTAACAATTGAACAAATGGCTGAAGAAGCTCCAGAACTTGATGAGGATGAAGATGAAGAGAAAAAAGATGAATCTTCACAAGCCGCTATTGAACAATTAATTAAAGCTATTAAAGTTTATGAAAAAGTGGCTGGCAAAACAATAGAAGAAGCATTGAAGCTTCCAGAGCAAAAACCAACTGAACAAGTTGTAACAGCACAAGAAAACAACATTTTAGAAAATAACGATATACAAATAAAAAATGACAGTGTAATCACTAATACAGCTAAACCTATGAAAATTACTAAGCTAGAAGATATTCAGGCTAACAAAGCAGAGTTGTTCAAAAACGAAGCATTTGCTACGGATATTGCACAATTAATTGCTGATGAAACAGCAAAAATCAGCGAAACTTATGTTAAGAAGCTCAAAGAGAGCGAAGACGCTGCGAAATTTTTAAATGAAGCAAAAGCTGCTGCCGAGGCAAAAGCTAAAGAGCTTGAAACAAAAGCAACAGAACTTGCAACTAAGGTTCAAGAACTTGCTACAAAACTTAACGAAATCGAAGAGGCTAAAGCTTCCGAGATTGCTGCCCGTCTTTTCAACGAACGCATGACCGTTCTTGACGCAGAATTTGAACTTGATGACGAATCTCGCGCTTTTGTCGCAGAAGACATTAAGGGAATGACGGAAGAAGCTTTCTCAGCTTACGCTAAAAAAGCAAAAGCTCTTTTCAAAAAGAAAATGGCAAAGAAAGAAGGAAAACACTGTGATGACGAAAAGACCGAAGCGAAAGCTAAGGAACTTGACGCTAAAGAAGCGTTAGCAGGCGTTACAGCGGAAAAACAAACAGAGCTTCCAAACGGAACCGCTGCTGTTGATACTCTTTCTGACAGAATGAAAAAAGCTTTCGGCGCTGAAAATGTTAAAGTTGACGGCAAAGAAATCAAAGCTAGCAAACAGGAATAATTAATAGAAATTTTAACTCTAAACACTTGAGGAAATAAAAATGGGATTCAAATCTACAACTGCATATACAAGACTAATGCCTATTAGAGATATTGACGAGCACAATGTCGTCGCCTTCTTCTCTAAAGACGTTACCGGTGTTGCTGGCGAACTTGTAAAAGTCGTAAGCAATGACCTTTCAAATACTGATGGCTGGAGCACAACAACTCCCGGCGCATCCTTCGATGGCGTTACTAATCTTCGTTATGAAGTTAAGAGCAAAGTCAAAGCAACTGTTGGTGGCGAAGACCGCTCCAGCGTACTTGGTTTTACCCTTTTCCCAACTCTTGAAACAGATGAGAATGGTATCCCACTTAAATATGACCTTCGCCGTCAGAAAGAGCTTCAGTGCGTGCTTTCCGGTGAGGCAGTTCCAGTTGTAACAAAAGGTATTGTTCAATTATTGAACACAGCTTATACAACTCTTGGAGCAAGTATTCCACAAGTCAACTGGCTTGGCGTTGTTTCAACTTCCGGTAACGGTCTTGTTGAAATCGTCAATCCTGCTACTACCGCGCATATCTCTGCTTCCGGTCTTGGCAAATACAACTATAATCAGGTTGTTGGTAAAGTTATCGGCGTACAGGGTACGGGTAACGGCACCTTCGCTGGTTCAGTCATGTTCAAACTTGACCTATAATCTTTAATATATAAAGGAATTTTAAAATGAAAATTACTCTAAAAAGAACACCAGAACAAGTTGAACTTGTAAAGTTGATGGGCTCTAACAATCGCGTTAAGGCGATTGAAGCTCAAGAGACATTTGCGGCAGCTATCGCAGGCGTTATTCAGACTGTTATCCAAGCTGCTCCTGTTATCACTCAATTGTTCAAGGACATTGAATTCGATGAATTCACAAATCCAACAATCCCTCTTGACCTTTACTACGATATTAAAGACAAGAACTATATCAAAACATGGTCACAAACAGTTCCCGGTGGCTTGGCTTCCAGCCAAACATCAGGTGCAACTGATATGCCAGTTATGACATATAACTTGACTTCTGCCGTTCAGTTCCTTAAGGACTACGCTCGTCAAGGTCGTCTTGATGTTGTTGCTAAGACTCTTGAGCGTATGGCTCAGGAAATCCTTATCAAACAGGAACTTAATGCGGCTTCCGTATTAACTAAGGCATCAGCCGACGCCACATATCAAAAAGCTGGCGTCACAACTTACAATACTATTCGTACCAATAGTGCAAATAACCTTGTTATTGATGACTTCAATAAGCTTCTTACTCTTGCTGCTCGTATCAATTCCTCATGGATTGGTGGCACACCAGTAAACGCACCTCGCGGCTTAACCGATATTCTTCTTTCACCAGAAGCTATGGAAGAGATTCGCGCTATGGCTTACGAGCCAATGAATACAGTTGGTACAGCAACCAACATTCCCGGCACTGAAAAATTCCGTAATGCGGTTTATGATTCTGCTGGTCTTCCAAGCATCTATGGCGTCAATTTGATTCCATGTTATGACCTTGGTGTTAATCAGGCGTTCAACACATTGTTCTCGTCATATGCAGGCTCAAATGCTTATCCCGGCTACGCTGGTTCAGGCACAGCAGTCTTCACCCCAACGACAGAAGAAGTTCTTCTTGGTATTGACCGTACTCGCGAAGCTCTTATTCGCCCAATTCGTGTGGACGCAGAAGGTGGCGGCACCTTGACAGTTGCTCCAGACGACCAGTTCTACGCTTCTCGTTCCGAGAAGATTGGTTTCTGGGGTCGTATCAGACAAGGAAATGTGGTAGTAGATTCGAGAGCACTCGTAACGATGATAATGTAATAATAATCAACAAGTTATACAACAAAAACCCACCCAAAAAGGTGGGTTTTTTATACCTATGTTTAAAGATTTTTCCAATTTAGTTGTTGATATTAGCTCATTTTGATGTAATATAAAGAAATGAAACATTGGACAAAAGAAGAAGATATATTGTTAGTTTCTCTATTGGGGAAAACATCGTTTGAGGAAATGGCAAAATGGTTTGAGAATCGTAGCGCAACATCATTAAGGAATCATGCCGCTAAAAAATTAAAACTTGGAAATTCTTATGCCTATAGAAAACATACTAAAAATGAACCTTTTTGGGAAAACCCAAACCCGTTAAACTGTTATTGGGCGGGTTTTCTAGCCGCTGATGGCTACATATGCGAAAAACAGGGTCATGAAGCTGTAAAGGTCGCATTATCAATAAAAGATGAAAAACATTTAAAAAAATTTAAAGAAGATTGCGGCTATACTGGTATAATTTCTAAAAGACAAAGCCGTTTTTCAAATCAAGAACATAGACCATATACCACGCTCGTTTCTCTTCAAATAAACGCTTGTAAAAAATGGGTAGCTGATATGAAGTCCAATTTTAATCTTTGCCAATGTAAAAGCAAGATTTTGCAAGGACCGAATTTATCAGATGATTACTTAAAATTATGTTTTTTAATAGGTTATATTGATGGAGACGGTTGTGTGAGTTGGGATAAATATAAAAAACAACCAACAATCCGTTTTGTTTCGTCAAGTCATACTATAATTGAATGGGTAAAGGATATTGTTGATAAAAATTTTAACGTTTCCATTATTAAAACTCCAAAATCTTTTAATATCAAAAGAAAATTAACAATGTCAACACTTGCGGTTTCAGGTCTCCGCGCAGCAAAGCTCTTCGACGCCCTTTCCGCCATAGATGTTCCAAAGCTCGACAGAAAATGGAAAAATCCCGAATTCTTAGCCGAATTAGCCCTTTATAAACAAAGATTTCCATCATTCTTTATTAATTCAGAAAAATCCCAACTTATTCCAGACAACTTACTTGAAAAAGTGTAATATTATATATACAATAGGTGGCAAAAGGTGTATTAAACAAAACTTAAAAAAGGAATTATATGGGAAGACCAAGAAAATTATCGAAGCATGAAGCGACGGGCGAATTAAAGCCTATTACTTCTATTTACGAGTTAATGGGTATGGCGGCACATCCTTATTCGACACTTGACGAAAAGGAATATTCTAAAAAATTGGAAGATATGAATCTTGCAGATTTGCAGGACCACGCAATTCAATTAAACATCGTTCCAGTTGACGACAGAGAAAGACTACAGGATAAATTAATTACGGCGTTTTTAACGGTAGTTGGCACTTATAAGGCATCGCAGGTAAAAGATAATGGTGACAAAATCGAAGGCGATAAAAAAGCTGCATTAGATATTCTAAGTAGGGGTCGCTAAATCAAATATACAACATAAATGGGGTAAAATATATCGCTCCATTTATGTTTTTAGTGTAATATTATCACTATGGCACTTCTAGAGGTATATCGTGGCGACACTAAGAGGATAAATTTGGTTTTTACAAATGATGATACTACGCGTTTAAATTTATCGGGATATAGTCTTTATTATACGGTAAAGCAAAATTATACAGATACTTCGCCATTGTTTGTTGTGTTGCAAACTGGACATGACGTTCCTGTTAGCGGAGAAACTCATATTGATTTATCGGGAACGCAAACAACTCAATGTGCTGGAGATTATTTGGCGGCTTTTACACTTGTTAGTAGCGGAAGCGGCATATCTACTTTTGAAACAGAAGGGCTGAGAATAGTTCCTTCAATTTCGCCATTCGTTTAATATGCCAACTCTTACAATTGACAATGATGTAAATATATCAAATGTAAATGGAATAACGCTCACAGCGACTCCAGTTGCAAATGCTAATCTTTCTATTGTCACCGTTAGTGGGCCAAAGGGAGATAGGGGGAATGATGGACTAACGCCTTCTGGAATTTCAATTGAAGCTTTAAATGCTACTGGTGGATTATTAAGCAGCGAAATAGAACAGACAGGAAGAACACTTTATAATGATATCGTTGGATTAAGTGGATTGATTAACGCTGGTGGCGTCACTCAAAGCCAACTTGACGCAACCGGAGCAAAGATAACTTCATTATCTGGTTATGTTGATAATAATTTTTACTTAAGAACTAATCCATCTGGCTATATAACAGGATTTGATTCTGGAAATTATGCGACTAATACGAATTTAGCATCTACAGGACAACAAACATGGAATGCTGGACAAAATAATTCAATTAACTTATCCGGCAATCTTGCCTTAACAGGTTCCGCTGCAATTCTTGCGGCAATTACCTATTCAAATGGAATTGGAACGAATCTTAGTGGCAATCTTGTTTCTACCGGCCAAACATTAATTTTAAGAAATTCAAATACAAGTGGAGAGCTTTCAGATAGATTAACCGCAAGCGGATATAGAAATTGGATTTATGCTTCTGGTGTTAGTGGAAATGTAGAATCAACAGGACAGCAACTTTGGAATATCACAATAGGAAATGCTATCAATCTTTCTGGAAATTTAAATTCGACTGGTCAACAACTATTAAATTCCATAAATAATAATGGTATTAATTTGTCCGGCAATCTTTCATCTACAGGTTCTAAAAATTGGATTTATACAACAGGATTAAGTGGTAATTTGGGGCTAACCGGACAAACACTTGGAATTGCAATACAGAATAATTCAATAAATCTTTCTGGCAATCTTGCTTCAACTGGTTCGGCTGCTATTGCGGCTAGCGTTGCATACACGAATACAGTTGGAACCAATATTTCTGGCGATTTGGCTTTAACTGGCCAACAAGCGTGGCAGGCTTCCCAAAACAATGCTTTAAATTTGTCTGGTCGTCTTGTCGCTAGTGGTGCCTTACTTTCTGCGGTTAGAATTACGGGTTCAAATACAATACAAAATCCAAATTTTACAGGACTTGGCGGAACATTAATCATTCAGTCTGGAAATTTTGTATTTATTAGCGGAGCTTCGCAACAACAAGCCGCACAGCAAAATCATGATGACGGTATTAATCTTTCTGGAAGACTTTCACAAACAGGCGCGACTCTTTGGCAGCGTGATTTGGATATCAGTGGCGCTCTTGAATTGAAAATTAGCGCAAACGCCGCTGGCGTTGGTAGCGTTAATGGATTAAGTGGTTCTCTTAATATTTTTGGAACTGGTTCTGTTGTTTCTATCACTAGCGCAGGACAGTCAATTTATGTAAGTGGAAATAATAATGATGGAACAAATATTTCTGGCAATCTTTCCACATTAGCGGCAAATCTTGCCTCGACAGGATTAAGAAATTGGCTTTATACATCTGGATTGAGCGGCAATTTGACTGCAACGGGACAAGCCTTATTAGTGATTGCGCAAAATAATGCAACCAACATTTCTGGCAACTTGGCTTCTACTGGACAACAGGCTTGGACGGCAGCGAATAATAACGCATTAAATCTTTCAGGAAATCTTTCATCTACTGGAAATAGAAATTGGCTTTATACTTCGGGAGTAAGTGGAAATCTTATCCTTAGCGGCCAATCATTATTAGCTACTATAGCTTCTACTGGTCAACAAGTGTGGGACGCTTCCAATAACAATGCAATTAATCTTTCTGGCAGAGATACAAATATTTCTGGCGCGTTAGAGGGTCGCATTTTCTCTACTGGTGCCGCCGCATCAGCTAGTGCAAATTCAATTGGCGTAACGCTTTCTGGAAATCTTGCTTCAACAGGTCAATCGCTTCTTTTAGCTATAGCATCTACTGGTCAAGGCGCATGGAACGCTGCTCAAAATAATTCAACGAATCTTTCTGGCGGTCTTTTCAATACTGGCGCAACGTTAATTACTCGCAATCTTGACACAAGCGGAGAACTTTCAAATCGCCTACAACAAACTGGCTCACTTGTTTCTGCTGTAAAAGTTACTGGTTCCACAACAATTCAAAATGTTAATTTAAGCGGCCTTGGTGGGACATTAGTAATTCAATCTGGAAATTTTGTTCTTATCAGTGGTGCGGCGGGGGGAAATGGCGTTACAAATCATGATGACGGAATCAATCTCTCTGGCAATTTAAATGCATCTGGTCGTCGCGCATGGGATGATGCGATTAATTTGTCGGGACGTTTATTTGCAACTGGTGCCGCAGCAATTTTACAGGCAAATTCAATTGGAACCACAATTTCTGGAAATCTTACTTTAAGTGGACAATCATTATTAACAACAATAGCTTCAACAGGAAATCAAGCTTGGAATCATTCGCAAAATAACGCTTTGAATCTTTCTGGAAATCTTTTCAACACCGGTTCAAATCTTAATGCATTAATTTATTTAATGAGTGGCCAAATCACGAGTGGTGATGTTGGACTTGATTTGGCTTGGAGCGGCGCATTATCTTCAAGGTTAATATCTACAGGTTCATTGCTTTCTGCTGTAAAGGTAACTGGCTCAAGCGTTATCCAGAATGTAAATCTTACCGGAATCGCTGGCGCGTTAGTCTTTGCCTCTGGCGGATATGTTGTTATTAGCGGTTCAATTGGTGGCGGTATCGCTACCTCCGACCACGGAGACGGAATCAATCTTTCTGGAAATCTTACCCAAAGTGGTTCCGTTCTTTGGCAGAGAGACATTGATATAAGCGGAGCTTTAGTAGATAGAATGGCTGCTGGCGGAACTGTTGTTTCCGTTACCGGTTCTGCGTCTCAAGCTACGGTTGACATTACAGGGGCGGGAAGCAATACAGTTTTATATATTGGAAATAAAGTAATTATCAGCGGTTCAGCTACAAGCGCAACCACTTCTTCATTAGGCGCTTTTGGAATTTCAATTGATGGTGGAACACAAACGATTTCAACTGGATTCAAGGGATATTTTCAAATAAATGATGCTATGGCATTACAAGGTTGGAATATTGTTGCTTTTTCTTCTGGAAGTATTGTTTTTGACATATTTAAATCAGATTTAAGTGTTTTTCCATCATTTTCTTCTATAATTACAGGAGGGGATAATTTTCCAAACTTAAATAGTGTAAATAAAGCGTATAGCTCTAATCTTTCTGGATGGAATACTTCTATTGGGAACGGGGATTATTTGGAATTTGTAGTAAAAGGATGTACGGGAATTAAAAAAATCAATATTAATATAACAGGAATAAAATCATGAGCAAATTAGCGACTGAATTAAAATTTGGTAATCTCAATAGTTATAACTATGAGAATACAGGGACGTACATATCTTCTGGACTTGGCCTTGGGCCATTAATGTTTCAGTCGAGTGGGGTGGCGGCTTATGAACAATGGGCTGGTCCATTGCCAATTGGAATTGTTCGCCCAATGGAATACTCTACTGCGATTCCAGCCGTTTATCCTTGGGCGATGCGCTGGTCAACTGGAATTGATTGGGTATTTTTAGCAGATAATGCTGCAACGGCTGCAACTCGTAGGCTTGTAAAGGCGACATATAATCGTGCAACGGCATCTTTTGGCATTGATGGATTTCTTACCGTTACATATCCAACGGCAACCAATCATCTTATTCGTGGATTTATAATGAGCTATGAATTGCACAATACTGGTGTCGTCGCGGCTCAGAGAAATATTGTTTCTGGATGGGGAACTTGGTTTTCCGGTAATGGCGTTTGTGTTGGAAACAGAATCGGGTTTGGAACAACTGTTCCGTCAGAAGTTTCATCTTGGTACACAATTACCGGTGTAACGACAAACACAGGATTGACATTAACAACAAATATAGCCCAAACATATGCTTCTGGCACACCATATGTTATTGAAGATTTAAGGGCCATTATGGTTAATTCAAACGCAACGGTTGCAAACGGTGGCGTTTATTTAGCAAAGGGTCTTTCCGCAGATGATTTTTCTCCCGCTGGCAAACTTATTGGTCCAGCAGTTACGGCTGACCATCAACGCGCCGTTTATTGGTTGGCAGATGCGGCAACCGCTCAAAACATCACCCCATTGGGTTGCGGTATTGAACCTAAAGATAGTTTTACTGGTCAAAGTTTATGGACTTTAGAGGGAGTTAGCTCTTTTGGTCCAAGATTATATAAATATAATATTAGAAAAAATCCATTGGTTCCCGCTGCCGGAAAAGATTTAACAGCAATTCAATGGTGGACCACTGGTGCCGCTGTTGTCGGCACACCATCACAAGCAAATAATGGAAGACTTGCCGCTCCTAATCATGGCCCCGGTGCTGGTCAAGAATGCATTTATTTGACAACAACAACCAGAGTTTTAAGAAGTATTCCGGTTAACACAATAACGTCTGGAATGGTAAATTGGCTTACGGACGCTATGGTGGAAATTCCTGCCGGTGGCACTGATACTTTCGCGGCGTCTTCTTTAATGAATAGTGTCGAATACTCTTCAATGATTGACAAATTTTTAATTGCTGTAAACGCAACAACAACACCATTTAAAAGTTACATCACACAATACAAGACGGATTCTTCTCAATTTGATAGAAATTTTGGCGTAGATACTCGTCAAACAGATTTAACAACCGCAGATTCAACAACAACTCCAATTCCATCAATGGTTGGTGGCCCATATTCATTCTGGTCTGAAGGTGGAATTCTTTATGCTGCAACAGTTGGCACGACAGCTATCACAAATCGTGTTTACGCTATTCCGGTTAGCGCCGATTGGGAATACACAAGTTCAACAAATTGTAGATTAATTACGCCAGAAATTTCGACACCAAATTGTAATAAATTTGTAAGAGCTTATGTGAATGAAGTTCAAACAATTGGCGTTGGTGGGGATTCTGGGAAAAATCTTGGTTTAAATCCAGAACCTTATAAAAAATATTATCGTACTGCTGGTATCTCAGATAATAGCGGTTCTTGGACTTTATTAACAGATTATGCTGATTTATCTGGCATTTCGGGAGCAGAATCAATCCAATTTATGTTCGAGTTTAGAACAATCGGAACTTTAAATATTCCAGCACGTCTTCTTTCAGTGTGTGTTGTTTATGAAGATAATTCTACATTATCAAATTATCAACCATCCGTTGCATTTTCAAGTATTTCAAGCAAACAATTCGCTTGGAGATTTGCAACAGCATTTGGAACAACTGTTCCAACATTAAGGGTTCGTCTTTATGATGCCGTTTCAAACGGTCTTTTAGTTGACGATGACACGGTGGCGGATATTGCTAGATTTGAAAAATCAACCGATGGCGGCTCCAATTGGACGGCTTATAATACAACAGACAAGGCAAACGAAACTACTTATATTCGTTATACGCCATTAAGCTTAGGCGATAATATTAAAGTTTCTGCGCTATTAACATTAAATTAAAATGGCATTAGACGATATTACGTTTGGAGACTCTAAAGTATGGGATTTAATTGTAGAAATCCCAAACGGGACATTAAATGCGCCAAACGATATATCTTTTAAAAATTCAAAATTTATATTAGAAACAGTTCTCTTGTTGCCTGAAACAATTATCATAACAATTAAATAAAAAATATTATGGCCTGCGCATACATAACCGATTTAGCAACATTAATCTATAACGATTTGGGAGCCCCAAGCGACGTAACGATTTCATCTATCCAAACAAAATTGGTTAGCACGGGATTTTTAGGCAAATTGAATAACATGATAAGCACTTCATATTCAATAATTTCTGGAGATATTTATCCTGAAATGGCTATCAACGAACAAGCTATTTATTCTCAATTGTATATTTCTGAATATTATAGTAAAAAAATCAATCAAATTATTGGTGGAACTGAAATTTCTTGGACAACGCTTAAAGATGGCGATTCAACAATAGTAAGGTCTAGCCAAACTGAAATGGCAAAAGTATTTAAGGATTTGAAAAGGCAGTCAGATGAGGAAATTATTAGATTGGTCGGCTCATATCGCGTTAATGCGTCTTCCGCATTGACTGTTGATTATGCGCCACCACCAATTCGATAATAAACAAAAAAAGGTAAAGGCAAAATGAAAATTTATACAAAACAAATTGATTCGGTTTCTTTGACAGATTTCATAAACGAAACTGTTAGTGGTGGATTTTTTTCTGGACAATTGAGCGATTATATTGATGCGAATGGTTATTTCGGCCCCAATTTGGTTTATACAAGCGGTGGAAATCAAATCATTAGTGGGCTTAAAACATTTGCAACTAGCCCATTGGTTCCATACAGCGGAGGAACAGGAGCGGTAACATCAAGAAAATATATTGACGACCAAGATATCGCTGTAATAGCTGGTTTTAGTGGCGATTATGTTAATTTATTTTTAGCCACAAAAGCCTTTGTTACAGACGCTTCTGGCGCATTATCAAAAATTTCAATTACAGGTTCCACCACAATTCATAACCCTATTTTCACGGGAATGGGCGGAACATTGGTTATTCGTTCTGGAAATTTTGTTTTAATTAGCGGCGCTGGAAGTGCTGGTGGTGGCATAAGTGGCGCAACAGATAATGGAAACGGAATTAATCTTTCGGGAAATTTAGCCCAAACCGGTCAATCTCTTTTCTCTTTTATTTCTAATGTTTCTGGAAATCTAATTATTAGCGGACAACATTCAACCAATAATGCGTTAAATCTTTCCGGTAAATTAGTTGAAACTGGCGGTCTTCTTTCCGCTATAAAAGTTACTGGTTCGAACACACTTCAAAATCCTAATTTTACTGGCATCGGCGGAACAATTGTTTTTACATCAGGAAATGCTGTTTGCATAAGTGGTGGTGGCGGCGGTGGAGTATTCGTGACAAACAACACCTATAATGCAACGGGAACTGGCAATATATATTTTACATCAACTGGAAATACTGTAACAAATACAATCAATATAACATCTGGAACGGTTTTCTTAACCGGCGCATCAAGCATTTCAGTTACGGGTTCTAGTGTCATGCAATTTCCAAATTTCACTGGTGTTGGCGGAACTTTGGTTATTCGTTCTGGCAACTTTGTGTTAATTAGCGGTGGGGCTGGTTCATCTGCGCCAGTAGCGTCAAACGCTTCTTATGATATGTCGTTTTTCCTTGATTCTGTTCAAATTGGCGACAATCTTTTTGAAACATTTGTTTCTAATAACTATACTGTAAGTGGTGTGGCGTTTGGATGCAGAACAACTGGTTCCGCGCCATTAAACGGCGGCATTTTAACTGGCAAAATATATCAGGTTGATTTTAACAATACCGAACAAACTATTTTAAATTTCACATTCAATACTGGTGTCAAATATGCAATCAGTGGCAGTTTGAACGTTTTGGTTACTGGAAAAAATAGAGTTGGCCTTAGTATAACAAATACAATAAGCTCCATACAGAATTTTACAGTTGGAGTATTTGGAGCATAATATGTCTAACGTTGTAGCTCAAAAAAAGAATTTAAGAGGAGACGCCCTCTTCAACAATTTAATCTCTTATTGGAGATTGAATGAGGCGTCAAGTACAAGATACGATTCTTATGGGTCTAATAATTTGACCGATAACAATACTGTGACGCGAGTTAATGGAAAACAAAGCAGCGCCGCAGAATTTGTTGCGGCCAATTCCGAATATTTAAGCATCGCATCTAATGCAAGCTTACAAGTTGGGAATATTGACTTTACAATTTGTGGGTGGGTTTATTTATCAAATAAGACAAATTTCCAGACTTTATTTTCCAAATATCTTTCTGCTGGAGAACAAAGACAATGGTTAGTGGACTATAATCAAAGTTCCGATAGATTTCGTCTTTTAGTTTCTTCTGATGGAACCGCATCTGTTATTGGACAAATATTGGCAGATAATTTAGGTTCTCCAAGTGCTACAACTTGGTATTTTATTTGTGCTTGGCACGATAGCGTTAATGATACATTAAACATACAGATAAATAATGGCCCCGTTAGTTCAACGTCTTTTTCAACCGGTATTTTCGGTAGCGGAACTGGCGATTTTATGATTGGCGGAAGCGCGAATCTTACAAGTAGCGCAAACGGTTATATTGATGAGGTTGGATTCTGGAAAAGAACCTTAACGCAGGGAGAAAGAACAAGACTTTATAATTCCGGCTTTGGGTTAACGGTTCCATTTGACCAATTATCAGATAGATTGGTTTCTCATTGGAAATTAAACGAAATTAGCGGAACAAGAGCGGACTCAGTTGGTGGCAACACATTAACAGATAATAATACCGTTACAAGGTCTGACGGCAAACAAAGTGGAGCAGGACAATTTACAAAGGCAAATACAGAGTCCCTTAGTTATTCTTCAGCGACCCCATTTTCATTTGGTGATGCAGATTTTACATTTGCAGCTTGGGTTTATTTAGACTCAAAAGATACATCAATGCTTATTGTTGCAAAATATAGTCTAGATACGGTAAGAGATTATCTTGTCCAATATGTTACTAGTAGTGATTTCTTTAGATTATTTGTTTATGATGGCGTAAATTCCATTGGAAATGTAACAAGCTCTGCGGGCGTTTCAACTTCTAGCTGGTATTTTGTTGTTGCGCATCACGACTCTGTTAATAACCGTTTAGGCTTGAGCGTTAATGGTGGAAATTATGTTTTTGCTTCAACAAGTGGTTCCGCCGCATCTACAGCAAGTTTATTTTATATTGGAAATCGTGAAGGTGGCGCAAGTTCGCCTTGGGACGGCAGAATTGATGAGGTTAGCGTTTGGAAGAGACTTTTGACACAACAAGAGGTAGTTCGACTTTACAATAACGGAAATGGTCTAAGTTTTCCATTCAATTCTTTACAAGACCGTTTGATTTCTTACTGGAAGTTAGATGAAACGTCTGGAACGCGATATGACTCTAATTTGGCAAATGATTTGGGAGATAATAATACTGTTCCATATACAACAGGAAAAGTATCAAATGCGGCAGATTTTACAGCGTCTAGTTCTGAATATTTAAATGTGGCGTCAAATGCTACATTGACAACTGGTGATATTGACTTCACATATGCTGGTTGGATGAATTTAAGAGCTAAAAATTTCTTAGATTTTCAAATTATCTTATCGAAACGCAATGGTGGAACGAACGAAAGAGAAATAACAATAGATTTTGATAGAGTTGCGGATAGATTCCGCGCATCTATTTCATCAAATGGAACATCAAGTTCTACTGTGTCGGCAAATAATTTTGGAAGCCCCAATATTAATACTTGGTATTTTTTCATGGTTTGGTACGACTCAAAGGGAAAAACCATCAATATATCAATAAATAATGGTCCAGCGAATAGTGTTTCGCATTCTGGTGGAGCATATGTCGGAACCGCCCAATTCTGTCTTGGAGCCGGAAATACAACGGCGGATACATTCTTAGATGGCTATCTTGACGAAGTTGGCTTTTGGAAGCGTTTATTGACGCCAGATGAAAGAATCAAGCTTTACCAAAGCTTCCAAGCTACAACTTATCCATTTAAATAATGGTTTTTGGTGTAATTTAACATATGGACACGTATATTACAGATTCTCAAAGGGGCGCATTAGAAAACCCGTTTTCCTTATTACATAACACTTTAGGGCGTGATATTGTCATGTATAAAACTGCGCAACAAATTACTATTTCTACAAACTCAAAAAATGATTATATTTGGGAAAGTGCCCCAACAAATGATGCTGTTCAATCTATTCCAGTTTCCGGTGTTTTCAAGGCGCGTATTAGATATGGAACAAATCAGGGCAGAGTTCAAATGAACACAACAACTCAAGGAAAGGGCTCGGACCAATTGAATATTGAGTTAGAAATGGGCGATGTTAGGTTGAAACTTGATGCGACTGGCGCGGCATTTATTCAAGATGCTGTCCGCGTTGTTTTTGATGGCACCGTTTTCAATGTTGAAACGCCAAAACGTCCTCATGGAATTCTGAACAGTCCTCAATTTTATGATTTTACATTAAAGAGGCTTAATTAAAATGGCAAGAATAAATTTAGTCCAATTAAGAAAGGAACTCTCTACCCAAGAGGCTTCAATTATTGCGCCTAAAATGAAAGAAGTTCTTAATGAAAAGTTTAAAGAAGAAAAAGCAAATTTACTCAAAGAATTTGACCAACATCCAGTCACACAAGAATTGAATGCTGGGCCATACGCGCAAAGCTCCTTCATAACAACAAAAAACGGTGGAAATCTTTATTCTTTCTTGGGTTTTGTAGAGGGAATTGAACCCGCAAAAGATTTGCGAAACAATTTAGAAGCTGGAATATCAAAAGGACAGGTCAGAAAAGAAGTTGTTTCAAAAAATAAGATTGTTTATACGCTTGAAACGAGAATTCCAACTATTGAAGAGTTAAAGCGTCGTGGGGAACTTCTAAAATGGACAACAAGAAGTTTTATTGATGTTATTGAAAAGGGCGTAAATAATTTTAGGCGTTATTTATTCGATGATAGTGGCAGATTGTCATCAAAAAGTAGAAGTGGTCCAGCCATTCAAGTAAAACATGATATAAAAAATGGAAGACCGGCCCAAGTAAAGCCAATTCCATATATTACAAAGTTAATTGAAAATTTTAAGAAAAACCTTAGAACATTTAATAAGAGCAAATGAAAGCACAATTTAATAATCAACTTCTAAGTAGTTTTAATCTTTGGATTAACAATCGCATTTTGAATAATGGCCAAGGATACCTCACCTATGGCAATACAACTGGCTATTTTCAACCCGAAACGAGCAGGACGGGTTATTGTTGGGCGTTTCCATATAAATCATTGGTTTTTGATAGTTCTGTGAGTGGCGCAGTTGTAATGAGTGGTGTTTATAATCAGGCTGGCCAATTTTTAACAAGAAATAGTGGCATTACCATTGATTACATACATGGGCGCGTATTTGCTCCAACAAATCTTGGACCTGTTGTTTCGGGTGCCTTTTCGCGTAATGAATACAACGTTTATGTCTCGACAGAAGAGGAAACAGAGGTTTATTTGGACCGTTTATATAATGAAAATCCAAATATCATATTGCCAGCTACCGGAGTGACATATGGACGCTTTGCCGCTCCATGCGTTATTTTGACAAACGCCTACAATTACAATGAGCCTTTCGCGTTTGGCGGTCAGGATGTTTCAAACAAGACAATAAGAGCTTTTATCGTCAGCAGCAACAATTACAATCAAGAAGCCATCACTTCTTTAATGGTGGATAGTGCCAGAAGTTACATTCCATTAATAACTTCCGAACTTACCCCAATAAACGGTTTTGGCGATATAAAGGGCGGTTCCTACAATTATGTCAGTCTTGCGGCGGCGAGCGTCCCAACCGTCCTAATCCAAGATGTTTATTCAATCAAAATGGGCGAAAAAACCAATAAAAACAAAAATTTTACAATTGCCATTTTAGAATTTGACCTTGCTACCGTAAGATACCCTCGACAAGAAACTTAAATAATTAAGACGATTTCCCAATTTTAGTGTAAAACATATCACAATCTATAACCTTTTAAACCTATGTCAAGAAATAGACAATTCTATCCCGTATTAGGCGTTTTCGTTGGACCAAGCCCAGCAACGGGCGCACATTTTTTCTCCGGCAATTCCGGCATTAATAATGTTACCCAGCTTCAGCGTGTCCAGTCCGAAAATGACTCATGGAGCGTAACCAGAACTGATATCAATCAGTTTGGCCAATTAGCTGCCATTTCTCGTGAAATTATCGAACAGCCACAAAGCTCAATTGACTTTTCTTGGTACGTTGCTGACGTTTCAAATGAAAGAAAGCTTGGTCTTTATGTAAGTGGTGATTCGTCCGCTATTAGGTATCTTCTTGATAAAACAGAAGATGAAAAGAATTACTTCGTCGCTATCGCGCCAGAAGGACAAGACCTTTATAACTATACTGGCCAATCACAGGTTCGCCAAATCACAAACGGTTTCTTAGCATCTTATCGTGCCGAAGGCGCTGTTGGTGGTATTCCAACCGCAAGTGTAACAGCAGAAGGTTTGAATTGGGCCGTTTCTACTGGCTCCATTCTTCAGGATTTAAAAGCTGTTAACCCAGTTGACGGCGCAGTTGTTGCTGGTCGTAAATACACCCTTCCAGTTGGAACATCCGGTGTTGCTGGCTCAGTTGCCGCTCTTCGTCCCGGTGATATTACCGTTTCTATTGGTAATGCCGCTCTTGGTGTTCTTATCAGCGATTTAAAGATTCAGAGCTACAATGTAAGCTTTGACCTTTCTCGTCAGAATCTTCAAAAACTTGGAAATCGTTTCGCTTTCTCAAAGGAAATTCAATTCCCTGTTACAGTTAGCGCATCCGTTGTCGCTGCTCTTGGTGATATGCAAACAGGCGACTTAAGCCAGATTCTTTGTGCTGACGTTGCTTACGATATTGATATTACTCTTCGCGACCCAGCATGTGTTGGTTCCGGTCCTGTTGCCGCACGTTATATCATGAAGTCCATGAAGATTGACGGCGAACAACTTGGCGCAAATCTTGGCGATTTGACAAGCAATATCACAATCAACTACTCAACACAATTGGGTGGTCCCGGTGATAATAGTATCGGCTTCTTCCTTTCTGGTAAAGCTGGTTAATCTTAATAACAATTAATAAACGAAAAGCCGCATTAATTTGCGGCTTTTTTTGTTGAATTTTATTGATTGCCGTGTAATATATACGTTAAGCATTATGCTTTACAAGGTTAAAGGAAAAATAAACATGGAAAATAAAATGGTTGAGCCTACTAATGGCAATGAAGTTCTTCGATTTCAAATTAATCGAAATGTTACAATTTTGTTCAAAGCAGAGCTTGAAATGTTGGAAGATATTGCTGATGAGCATGATAATGCAATTAAAAAATTGCTGGCAAAATTGCCTAAAGAATATCACGAATACGTTGAATTGGTGGACTATTTAAACGAACAGAAGTTTGCCACATTAAGAAAAAGAATACTTGGCAGAGGAAATGATTGTATTCGAAACCTAGAAGAAGTATTAAAGGACTTTGACGTAAGGGTTTCAAGATGAAAAATAAAGATTTAGACAGTTTAGCGAAAGAACTAGATGGACTTATTAGAAAATATAATTTAAAAAACGTTAGACTTGAATATACGGATTCAGATAAAGAAAAAACTATATGTAGATTGATAAGTTCCGAGGATAGGATTTGGATACATAAACAAAAAGAAATTTGGAAAAAGTTAAGGTAAAAGGAAAACATGAAAAGTCATAAAAAAATTTGTAAAATTGACATATCATTTTTTAAGAAAATAGATTCTCACGATAAGGCTCAAATTTTAGGGTTTATTTATGCAGATGGATGTATAAGAATTAAACCAAATCAACCAATTTTAAAAATAGTAATACATAAAAAAGATAAAAAATATTTAGAAAAAATAAGAAAAAAACTTAGTTATAAAAATAAATTAAGAGTTGATTCAAAAGGCTATATTGTGTTCGCCGCAAGTAATGAAAATCTTTCTAATGATTTGGTAAAACTTGGAGCTTTACCTAAAAAATCTTTAATTTTAAAATTTCCGACAGAAGAGGTATTACCAAAAAAATATTGGAGTTCTTTTATTTTAGGATATTTTGAGGGAGATGGTTCTATTTATAACATTAAAAACCCAAGTGGAACGCTAGCCACAAAAATTCATTTTGTTGGAACAAAACAATTTTTGATAAAAATAAAAAAAATAATTAAAAAAGAAACTGGAGCTATTGGTGGGATATATAAGTTTAATCATAGTCCGGCTTATTACTATGTAATTGGGAATCAAGGTTATATTAAAAAATTTATTGAATATGTTTATTCAAATAATACTTTCTGTATGGACAGAAAATGGAAAAAGGCATTAGTTTTTAACGATAGAATAGAAAAGGAAAAAAAATATGTTTAAAAGTATATACGAGTTCGAAATACAAAAAGAAGTTGAAGTTGACAAGGTTGAAACGCGTGAAGAGAATGGTTCGACCATTTCAGTAACCACAAAAGTTAAGGAAAATAAGCCCACTTATTTTGCCATTAAACGCCCTTCTCGAAATGAAAAAGAAGAGGGCGAAATGAATCGTGCCGCACACTTTGCTTTGTGTGTCGAACGTGGTGTTATTACTCAAGCGGCATTACGCAAAAAATATGGTGATACTGGTGGTATTTATACAAATGAAGAAGAGAAGCAATATGCTATTCTTCGTCAGAAATTGCGCGATTTACTTGAAGATTATCAATTGGCAAGTGTTGATTTGGATAAAAAAACAGAAGAAGAAAAGAAACGCCGTAACGAAATATTTGATGAAATATTTGAAATTCGTAGAAAGATTATTGAATTTGAGAATTCAGCGACGTTGTTTTATCAAGATACCGCAGAAAGCAAAGCTCGCAACAAGTTGATTGAATTTTTCATTCTTAATTTGACCTATTGGAAAACAGAAAAAGACAAAGAATGGGTTCCATTTTTTAAAGGGAATACTCTTGAAGAAAAACTTGCCTATCTTTGCGATTTAGAAGATAATGACGACGAAATCTATTTAAAAATTGGAGAAAAACTCGCTTTCGTTGTCACCCTCCTTTTGACAAGTCCTAATTTGACAAAAGAAGAAATCGAAAGTATCGAAAAAGAAACGGCATAAAATGGATAATAATCTCCGCAAAGCCTTTGCGGATATTTGTAATGGCTATTCTGTTGTCAAATGGAATGGTCCGATTTATATTAAACATTTGTCTCATTTCGAACAAGTAGATTTAGATACTTGTTATGATGAGTATTTTTCAATTGCAACAAAGAAAAAACTTCCAAAAAAGGATGAAAAATTAAAATGGCTTGATGAAAAAAAACTATGGACTCGTAAAAATGAGGCCGAGTTGGGAACTCAAAAAGCCTATATTGAAAATCTCGAAAAAACATTAAAACTATTATTTTTAAAATCTCATATTGATGAACATAAAAAAACATTATTAATTGAAAAAAGAAAATATGAGGAAATGATAGAGGAAAAACAATCCTTATTGGGTTTAACTTGCGAAAAGTATGCGGAACAAAAGATGTTAAATCATTATATTCTCGTTTCCTTTTATAAGGATGTCGAGTTAAAAAATAGATTTTTTACAAATAAGGAATTCAACAATCTTGACGAAGAAGAAACTGACGATTTATTCAAAATTTATATGAATATGTCGTCTTTATTTTCAGAACAAAGTTTGAAAAAAATAGCCGTTTCTTCATTTTTCACGGCCTATTTTTATGTTTGCGAAGATATTCAAACGTTTTTTGGCAAACCAATTTGCCAACTTTCATATAATCAATTAAATTTATTATATTATGCTCAATATTTTAAACAAATTATCCAAAATAATAAATTGCCCGATAATATAAAAGAAGACCCCGAAAAAATAGAAGAATTCGTAAATGCAAGTATGAAGGCCAAACAATTGCTTGAAAAGGCTTCTAAAAATGGCGCAACGGGCGTTGTTGGGGCTAGTAAAGCTGATATGGAGTATTTGGGAATGGAATCTTATGACCCTATGATGAAAAAAGCTGTTGCTCGGGGCGGCATTGATTCAGTTGAAGAAGCGGCAAGATTATAAGGTAATTAGTCGTTATTTTAGTGTAATAATAGATTAAAGGATTAAGGCATGGCATCAACATTTAATATTTCGGTAGGGGCGGATACAACCAAGTTTGAAAGAGACATTCAGGCAGCGGGAGCCCGTCTTCGTAAGCCAATTGATATAAAAATTAAAGATAATGCTTCTAGTGCGCTAGGCAATATCACTGGAAAAACGACCAAATTTAATGATGCTCTTGATGCCGCTACCGCTCGTGTCGTGGCGTTCGGTGCTGCTGCTGGTGCTTTTAATTTAGTTAGGAAGGGAATTGAAGAGTTATTAAGGTCAACTGTAGAGGTTGAAACTTCATTAGCTAAAATTAATATTAATTTAGGCGAAAGCGAACAAAATTTAAAGCAATTTAGCAAAAATATTTTTGATATTGCTAGAAATACAGGGCAAACTTTTGAAACTGCGGCAAAAGCTGCGGAAGAGCTTACCCGTCAAGGACTAACAGCAACAGAAACAACAATAAGGCTTAGAGATGCTCTTATTTTAAGTCGTTTAGCTGCAATTGATTCCGGTGAAGCCGTTAATACATTAACCGCATCTGTTAACTCTTTTGCAAAAGAAGCCCTTAGTAGCACAGAAATTTTAAATAAATTAGCCGCTGTTGACGCTAAATTCGCGGTTTCTACTGCTGATTTAGCTAGCGCGATTTCACGAGTAGGTTCTTCGGCTTCTGACGCTGGCGTTTCTTTCGATGAATTATTGGGCATTGTTACTTCCGTCCAACAAACAACCGCTCGTGGTGGTGCCGTTATTGGTAACGCTTTAAAGACAATTTTTACCCGTATTGAGCGTTCTTCCACACTTGACGATTTAGAGGCTTTGGGCGTTGGAGTAAGAGATGTTGAAGGAAAAACCCTTCCTGCAATTCAAGTTTTAACAAAATTAGCCAACACTTACGATACCCTTTCTGATGCTCAAAAGTCGCTTGTTGCGGAACAAGTTGGTGGCGTTTTCCAAATTAACATTTTAAAGGCCGCTTTGGGAGATTTAGGTAAAGAATATAGTGTCTATAGCAGAGCGTTGGTTACTGCACAAACAGCGTCAAATGAAGCTTTCAGAAAAAATGAAATTTTAAATAAGACCCTATCTGCATCCTTTAATGATTTGAAGCAATCTGTTTCAGAGCTTTTTGCTGAATTTGGAAAAGTAAACTTAAGTCCATTTATAAAAACAATTACAGATGGATTAAGTGGAGTTGCAAAATTCCTTTCAGGGTCTAATGTTGGTAAAGATGCTGGTAAAAGTATTGGCGAAAATATATTGCAGGGTATCGGAAATGTTTTAACTGGTCCCGGTGTTGTTGCTCTTGCCGCTATCGTACAAAGCGTTGTCAGCACTCTTGCTCGAAAAGTTGGTGCTGAATTTGGTGATGCGGTTGCCGCTTCTATGCTTCGTTCTGGTGTTTTAGGTGGAGCAACCCAAGCTGGTAAAATAGCACAAGTTAGAAAAATTGTTCCTCGTGCCGCATCTGGTATGCTTCCAAGTATTATGGGCGAATCTGCCGCTATTAGTGCTGGTGTTGGTGGAGCAAGCCCATTGGCAAAACCAGTTGTAATTCCTAACTTTAATTTCGGTGGCGGCAAACGTGGTCCTGTAGTTGCCAATACAGATGAATATATGGTGCCAAATTACGCTGGTGGTTCTGGAAGCGCAATATTCAATAAAAATATGGCATCTATGTATGGGTTGCCAAGAAACGCAAAAAGACTCGCAGAAGGATATGTTCCTAATTTTGCATCAATTTATCGTGGCGTAAATCCAAAATTTGGAGATATAAATGCTGGCATTAATTCAATTGGCATTGGCAATAAACTTGTTGCCGCTGTTGGTCGTGGAAACTATACCGATAATAAGGAAATTGCAAGATTATATGGTTCAAGTGTTGTTTCTAAAAATATTAAAGAGGATAAGCTTTTAGAATTGTCAAGTTATAGTGATATTGTACGTTTGTATGAAAAATATTTGCCAAGAAGCTTGGCCTCACAAATTAAAAACAGTTCTGGAACAGAACAGTTACGTTTAATTCAAGGTGCTGGTAAAAATTTAACAAACATTCTTCTTCAAAAAGGTTATTCTGGAATCAAAGCGCCCTTTGCTGGTGGCGATAGCAACTTTTTGAGTTCAAAGGGCATGGGCGGCAATTTATTTATTCCTTTTGCTGGTGGTTATGTTCCTAATTTTGCAAAAATCAGTTCTGCAAAAATATCTGGCGAATATGAAAAGAAAAGAAGACTTGCAACTGAAAGTGGTTCTGAATTAGAATATCTTTTTAACCCAAAAAAAAGAAGAATTGAAATTGACCACATTAGAAGCGAAAAAAAGGGAGAAGCTTTTGAATTGTTTTCTGGTTTGCTTGCTAGGGCAAAACGTGGAAAATTTCCAGTTTATTCTGGCGTCTTATCCAGACAATATGGAAAATTTGACCCAAAAAGCAAAAAATATAATGAAATTGCGTATAATACAGAGCAATCTAACTACGAAAATTTACTTCGCGCCTATCCTCAATTAAGATATCGTGACCAGCCGGGGTTAAAAAATTCCTTTAAGTTGTCTATGGTTGATACTCGCGACCAAAGCGAATCATTTGAAAGAATTTTTGGAAGTTTAAGGAGCGCGGAAACATTTATAAATAAAAAATCCAAATGGGATTTTGCAAGATATTTTAAGAATGACCAATTTTCAATTGGTGGTTTAACAACAAAACCATTTGCCGGTGGTTATGTTCCTAATTTCAGTCGTTTTTCCAAGTTTTTGCCAACTACAAGAAGCGGAGATGGATATAATTTATCGCACTTCTTTGGTGGTGCAGATGATGCAATTGGCGCGGCAATTAATAGAGAAAAGGCCGCTGGTGTTCCATCTAATCAAATTTATATTGATAGAGATAGACGCGTAATTAATAAAAATAATCCAACTGGCATTTTAATTGCAAATCGTCATGATGAGCCGCTGGGTGGACATGAAGGCGTTACAAGAATGTTGAAACAAGGTCGCAATCCAGCTTTTGCTGGACTTGATGAGGCTTATGATGCTACACATTTTTATAACAAAGCTAGTGGATACGTTCCAAATTTTGCAATATCTCCAGATAGGGGAGATAGATTTTCAAGACAGGAATTCGTAAAAAGAGGCTTCTTTATAGAAAAAGATAAGTTAGATAATTTAAATGCGCTTTTCAATACTATGAGAAAAGTCAATGGAAGGCAGTTTGACGCGGCTTTAGAAAAAATATTGAAAATAGAAAAAGAAATTGGTGGACAATCACCCAAAGCTGGAGGTTTAATTACGGGAAGAAGATTGGGTTATCAAAAAGCTATAGCGAATAGAGCCCAAAATTATACAGG